AATTTTGTATGTCCTCAAATACCGCCTTATTTATTGCGGCCTCAAAATTTGGGATTGTTTTGTCAACGTAAAAATTCCCCTTATATCCCTCCTTGTGGATTTTTCTTGTAACTAAAAACGCTTGCTCTGCCTTTGTTAATTTCTTGCCTTGTGTGCCATCCTTTTTTTTGGCATACCAATCTGGCAACTTATTGACCCATTCATCAATTTTTGGTCTAACTAATGGCGGAGAGTTTCCATTTTTTGTGATTCCCCTGCCATCATTTTGCCAAAACCAATAATCATTCGCCATGATTGACACTTGACTTCTTGTATTTTCTACTTTCAAAACAACTTCATGCGAGTCAGACAATGCCCCCGCTTTGTTCAATGCAGTTACAAGCGCCTCATTCAGCTTGTTAAATTCAGCCAGTGTGTTCGTTAAATCTATCATGCAAATAAATCACAACATAAACTTGAATCAATTGGCAACGTTACCGATACCGCAACCGACCAACCATAATGCACATTGTCTTGTTTTTTATTTATCATTGTTGCTTGTCCAAATGTCATTGCGTCCCTCTCTAAGTCTTCATTTTCTATTTGCATTGACTGGATATATCCAACCATGATTTTATTTAACTGGTCAAAATGATTATTTATTTTTGATTGTTTATCTGTAAGTGAGCCAGACGTTAGAAATTGCAAGTTAAATGAATACGTCTGCGACACAATAATGTTATTGGTCGAGTTGTTAGTTACGCTCAAAGGAAATAGCATCCAGATAAGCGGATATTTTATGTCCGATTGCGCATTTAACTCGTTAAACGTTCCATTGCCGAAAGCATAAGTCTGCTCGGCTTTAGTCTTGAATATTTCGATTAATTTGTTCACGTCTCAATTTTTCTAAGTTCTGCAAATAGGTTCTTTCAATCTTCTTGTAAGTTAAAAAAGTGTATGCCTCAGCAACGCTTGTTTTGCTCACGACTTCAATGTCTTTATAAACCCCGTCTGCCAATTGCACCAATGTGCCATATCCGCCAAACTGATTAAGACTTTGAACTCCCGCTTCCAATTGAATGTCCTCTAATTCGCTCTCAAACAAAGGTAAGAATTTATTGTGCATATCTGCAAACTGCTCATTCACTTTGTTTTGGTAAAAAAGTGCAACAGATGCGGGCAAGTTTAAATATTCTAAATAGCGCTTGTTTGTTCTGGTGTCATAGTTATAATCGCCAGTCTCTAACAAGCATAAAAACGGCAATGCTTTCCATTCGCAATCCTTAAATTCAGCAATGGTTGCTTTCCAGTCTTCAAATTGTCCAATCGGACAAGCCATGATTTCGTATAAATCTAATCGCTCGCCAACCATAAGAATTTCGCCATTGACTAACATCTGAGCCAATCCAGTTAACTCCAATTTTCCCTCTAAACTGATTTTGTCGTAAATGTCGGGACTGATTCCAGATATAAGCATGACCGCTTCGTTGTATTTTTCCTCATGCAATAAGTTTTGCAAGTCGATGAAATGCCTCAATGTGATTTCGTCCAATTGCGTAGGGAACTGATATTCTTTGTCGATGTTAACTAAAACCATGATATTTTTTTAGTGTGGGATTTTGTGCCATTAAATATGCCGTATCTGGCAGCATCGCAAAAGTCATCATTGAACTTGACTGGCTCGTCAATTGCTTTGCCGTTTTTATCTGTTTTCCATTTATACGTTTTGAACTCTTTGACTCCATTTGGAGAGTCAACCAGAATGATTGGCTTTGCCTTTAGTGTGTTAATCCCATCTTTAACCGATTTGTCTGCACTAAAGACGTTAAATCCCGCCCTATAAAGTTCCTCGATTGTATCTGGTCTCGCAGCATCGGCAAATATTTCCTTTTGACCAATGTTTAATTTCTGCATTTTAGCTATTAAGTCAGCCGTTGTCAATCCACTTTCATAAATGACCTCTTCTAAATAGAATTTGTTTTCGTCCCATCCACATTTGACCAGTGTCGTGGGATGGTTATATCCAAAGTCCAACCCATAAACAAACTCCACATCTGGGAAACTATTTCCAATCGTCCAGTTGCGGTAAATAAGCCCCTCAATGCGTCCAGTGATTCCCCTTGCATAGACTTTCCACAATTCAATGTCGATGTCTTTAAGCGCCTCGATTTCGGCTCTGTTCTCATTCGGGACAAAGGGATTGTTTCTGTGGTCGGAATAAATAAACTTTGCGGTCGGATTATTCAAATAGTCTTCATGCACCCAGAACTCAGCGTCTGGATTAAAGTCAATAAATGCTTTTTTCTTTGTTCTGAGCAATAGTTGCTTTGCAATCTGTCTGTCAATACCATTTGCCTCGTTTAAAAACAAATAGTCTCGCTTTCCAGACTTCGCATCCTGCGAATTGTCATAGGATTTAAACTCAATGGTTGAGCCATTAATAAATTTGTATATCCTATCTGATTTATTATAGTCTGAAATCTGGGCATCAATGATTGGATTGTCTGCAATGATATTTTGAAAGTCTCTGAGCGCTCCCGCTTTAAGATTCGGAATATCCTGACCAACGATTGTGATTAATGAATTTGGGTCTGTCAATGCAAAATAGGCAATGGCCTGCAATATGGAATAAGTTTTCCCAGACCATGTCCCACCCTGATTAACAATGATTTTTGTTTCGGCCGTTATATTTGCCTCAAATAACTCAGTTGTTTCAAACATCGTTTTCTGTTGTTCTTATAGGGAACTCAGTTTTGACAATCTTTATTTCCAAAGTGTTGTCAAGTCCCCCAGTAATTTGTTGCTCGACCTTTTCGACATATCCTCTGGCTTTGCCAATGGTTTTCAAATACAATTCAATTGCTCGCATCTTTACGTTGTCATTGTCTGACTTCATTAAACTGAATAGTCCGTCTTCGGCAACGTCAATGTTCTGCTCTTTGATGTCCATTAATTCCTCTGGAAATTTCAATGCTCGGTCTCTGACTGCTTGTCTGGTGTAATCTATTTTGAATTGCTTTTCAATAGCTTTTGCAGTCCTCGAAAATAGTCCTGCGTTCTCTCTTAGTATTGTTAAAAACTCTTTATCGCTTATTTTTATGTTCATGACAAGTATTGGTAAAATTAAACCTTATAATTTACTTATTTTCAGCCGTTTATGTCAAGTGATTTAATCTTAAACTTTATAAACTCGTTTCCTTTGGCAACTATTGTCTTCACTATCACTATTTTATAGACTTCTGCGTCATCAAAATTATACTTTTTTTGCAATATATCCAAAAATGGTTTCATGGGATTGTCTATGTCCGATGCTTTGTTGCTGAATCCAAATTCAAAGTCAATTTGATATGGCGGCTCTGGCAGTTGCATTGGCTTTAGAGTTAAAAGCATTTGTTTCTCATAAACTTTGTACTCTGGAGACTTAAATCGTTTTCCTTGCCATGCTTTGTTTACGCTTAAAGGTTTGATGTATGCAATTCCGTTAACCATTCTTTTGTGAGTTTATTGTCATGTGCTTTGTTGTGGCATTCCCTACATAGTGCAATTAAGTTTTCAATTGCATCTTGTTGGTCTTTGGTCTTTTTGCCAAACTTAGACCTGAAAACAATGTGATGTATGTCAACTGCTTTAGCTTTGCATACTTCGCAGGCAATAAACGAATGCTCGTCTAAGCCGTAGTAATTAAAATAAACTTTGATGTGCTTTTGCATAATTTTTTAGTAACGTTTCATGCACTTTCTGTCACAATTATAGCAATATTCGTGACAAATAACTGGTCATTAAAATCACAAAAACACATATAATTATCCCTTTTAAGGCTTATTTTTTCCACTATAAAGCTAAAATTAGATATTATTTTCCAAATGTTTCGTTGTAGTATTTTTCTGCTGTTTCGTATGGCTTATCTCTAAAATGCCACGATTTATTATAGCAATTGATGATTTGTTGCTTCTCCATTTCTTTGGCTTGTTTAACATATTCTATTAAATTAACACTACTTTTATAAGCATTAAAAAATTGATTAATTGGCTTATCAACTAAATCTCCTTCTTCATTAAAATATGTATCATATTCAACTAATATTTGGTCAATTAACCATTCTACTGCTGTTTGTTTTTCCATTTTGTCCACTTATAAGAATTTAACTTTATTGCTATGCACAAATACTACCCCGTCTGACTTTTCAAACCATATTGGATATTTACCACTTCTGTGTCGTATTACGGATGTTGTGAATCCTATTTTACCATTTACTGATACTTTTCTCATTTTGTTTATTTTTTAAATGTTTTATTTTTTTCTTTCTGGAGTTATTAATTCTAAATAGTGTGCCGCATCTTCTTTACACATTAAATAATGGTTAGTATTAAAAAATGATATTTTTTCAAATTTATACTCTAAATCATTTCCACATACATAGCAGACCAAATTTTCTCTACATTTCTGCTTAAATAATTTATCATCTTTTTTACTTTCAATAATTTGTATTATTTCTTCTTTTGTTTTCATTTTGTTTGTTGTTTAAGTTTATAATTTGTTTAATTTATCTTTTAATTCTTTTAACTCTTTTTCTTTCTCCTCTATCTGTTGCTTTAAGGCATCTTTTTCAGGATTGCGTGGGGTAAGATTTCCATAACAACGATAATAATTTAAGCAAGGTGTTAAACTTGATTTACTATAAGTAATTGGTTCACTTCTATATAAAATCACAATATAATATCCACCCCAATCAATAATATCTTTAATCTCGTTACGCGTTGTTGTCCTGTCCTCAAACTTATGCGTTACATTCTTCACATAAATATATTCTAATTCTTTCATTTTGTTTGTTGTTTAAAAGTTTATTTTCCAAATGTTTCGTTGTAGTATTGTTGAAAATTATCTGTTTTACCAAATAAACCATCATCCCAAGCATCTTTCATCCGCTCCTTCTCTATTTCTTTGGCTTGTCTTACAACCTCTGCTGCAATTGTTAAATTTTCCCTACTTATTAATTTATCTATATCTAATTCTGTTAATAAAAACTCTACTGCCGTTTGTTTTTCCATTTTGTTAAATGTTTGTTGCCCTTTTAAAAATTCTCGCAAACCATCAACAACTTCTTTGTCATTTTCTACAAGTTTGCCATTTACAAAAATGTCTCCGTTTTCACAAAGT